AAATTTATAACCTCTCTTCTTCAACTCTTTATACAAAATAAAGATCACGTCCTTTTTAGGGTTCGGGATTTTAGCTTTATTTTTTAAAAGAGTTTTTATACCTTTTAATATAATTTCACGATGTTCGGGTTCTAGATAATCTATTCCGTGATAAACAAATCGTGGTAATATATTTACAAACTCCCTTTCGAAAATATTATATTTTTCAAAAATAGATAGTTCAACCATATCTATGTTAGAGATTTCTTTTCTCGCGGCTCTTGAAATATCATATCCAACATCTCGCCCAGTGATATCAGAAAGCTCTTTACGGAAAACTTCACAAATATGAATTTTACCTTCAAAGTTCGTAGAATGTTCTTCTATCAATTTTGGAATACGCTCTCCAATTGTCTGCACTAAAGCCCGAGGATTACGAACACCCTCCAACGATAAGTCACTTAAAATCCCGATGTATTTGCTTTTTTCGTCTAAAAGTACTTCTTCTTTTGACATTTTGGCTACCTCCAAAAAAATAAGATTATTTAACTATACGCTTTTTTTTGAATTTTTGTCAATAAAAAATCCCTGCATATTTGCAAGGATATTAAGAGATTCATCAGCTATTACCAACGAATAACCTTACTGACAATAGCAGTCCCAACAGCAATAACATTAGAAAGAACAGGTGCAATAGGCATCAAAATAGCTGATAAAAAAATACCGACAACAAAAATACGGTTAGCTACAGTATTCTTTTTTAAATATCTGTCACTTGCATCTATCACATAATCATCTATCGCGTAATCTTCTTTCATCATGTCATATTCATTTTCTAACACAAAAGCTACTGCGGGATATTCATCTGCAGGAAAAAGCAGCCATTTTTCACCTTCTTCCGAATAGAACGCCATGAATTGTTTCGGCGCACGAATTTTGGGCTCTTCAATAATACAATATAAACTACCTGCAGCAAGAAGTATAATACTTACTAGAGCTCTAACAAGAGATGGATGGAACAAAACTACAATAATACCTAATATAAGACCAAAAACCGAGAGAAGAGCATTTATCCCTTTATAAATTGTTTTTCGACGCCTACCAAAATATTCTGTCGCCTCATCCATGTTATCAAATACTGGCAATTCTCTGCCGTTGTATTGTTTCTTAACTAGTGTCATAGAAACTACCTCCTAAAAAATACTTTCGCAAAAGATACGAACATATATTATGATATCATATTTTTTGAATAATCTTTATAATAAGAAGTTGGATTTTCTTTTACTTCTTCAACTGTATTAGCGTATACAGAATATACTTTTTCTGTACCTTTATAGAAATTTATTGTTTTCATTTTTTATTCTCCTTTCATTTTTTATTAGGATACTTATTTCATCATAAGTGAATCTGTATAGATTGGAAAATCTAATCAAAACTGATACCTATGGAGCTCAAAATGGTGGATATTTTGAGTTGTTTAATAGAATTATTGTTTATGGAAGCTTTAACTATATTTTTGGAACAAGCTCAATTCAAAATTTTGAAATTAGAGAAAGCATCAGAAATTGGGAAAATGCAAATGTTATTTGTTCCTGGAGAGAAATTAATCTGAATTTGACTAATACAACAGTTTCAGCAATAATGACATCTCCAACAACACTTTCAATAAAGTCAAATATAGTTTCAAGTGGAAGAGGTACAGTTTCTTACTTAATAATTGCTAGAATTTAAATTTTACTTTTTTAAGGTAGAGATTAGATTAAACCAAAAACAGAAACATCCACAGTTTGATTTCCATTGCAATAAAAACGTAATAACTTATTTGTAATAATGTAACTCTCAGTATCATGGACTGTTTGAGATGAATTTGTCTGTTGCCCATAAGTAATATATGGAGTTAATGATACAGAAATTATCTTTTTAAAGTTTGTTTGTATTTTTGCTATTCTAACTCCTAATCCTCCACTGACAGTTATATTTTCTATTACTAAATCTCCAAATTTAAGGACTGTAGCATTATTGTATCTGTTGTAAATTGTTGATAAATTTTCCAATCTCTCCAAAAGTGAGTTAGAGTCAAACGGAATATAATTATTAACATTTGGGGATATGTCACTATTATTATTTTTACAAATATACAGCTTTTTTGTATTATTATCCCAATATGCTTTCCCTGCTTCTTTTTGCCCAGCAATATTTAAAATTCCACCATAATCTTTTCCAGTCATTTGAACGAACTTATTTCCTTCTAGTGATGTTCCCTCTTCTGTTCCATATTTTGTAAGCCCATATTCTTCTGTACTTGCTCTATCAGTTTTATTAGCTTTTTTAGCCTTTTCTTCATTAAATTTTTTTAAAGATACATAACTATTCAAATCTATGTTTGCTTCTATCTTTGTTCCACTAGCTATAATAAAAGAAATTACAATAATAAAAGAATGAGGGCTATCTTTCATAAGTGGGATATAATCGTACTTATCAGCCGCATTTGCATAAGCATATAATATTTCTTCATTATCATTTCCTTTTGCAAAGAGCCCAATTTCTCTAAAAATTTTATCTTCTGTTAATGTAGCATTTGAAAATTGAAGTTCTAAAGCAACTCTATTATTATCTTCTCCTTCAATCTTACAACTACTTACATTAGCTGTTCCCCACATTTCTTTTATATCTGTTAAAAATCTTATTTCATCTTCAGAAGCAATAGTTCCTGAGCCTATTTTAGCTCTTGTAAAAACTAATGTTTCTGATAGATTTCCATTAATTTTTGCTTGTAACTGTTCTCCTTTTTTTGTCAACTTTAAAGCTTTAAAATAGCTCATTTTTACCCCCTAATTTCAATAATTTTAGTAAAACCTATTGAATTATTCATATTTGATTCTGAAGTTATTTTCATAGTCTGATTTAGATTAAAATCTGCTGTTATTTCAATTTTCTTTATATTTTCAATTAAACTGAAACTCCTAATCTCAGAAGAATTATTAATGATTTCTAAATCCCAATACATTCTCGCTCCAGCTTCACAAATTTTGTTGAGATCAGGCATTAGATTAACATTTTTAATTTTGTCAATCATATTTAACCTAAATAACTGACTTGCAACTTCATTTTTATACCTTGTTTCTATTTCTGTAACTTCATTTTTTGTTAGTTCCCTTGTTATCTTTAATAGAAATTCAGTATTTGGAAAACCTTCTAATGCTAATTTCTTTATTATTAAAGCTTGTCTATACTCTTCATCTTCTCTTAAATTTCTCTTTTCTTCATATCGTTCTCCCATAAAATCAAGAAAAATTCCACTGCATTTAAGAAGAGATGTTTGACTTTTTAAATTTTCAATTAATTCATCAATATATGAAATTACAGGTTTTAATGTTCTATAAATTTTTATATTATTTTCTTTTTGAAAGTGCAAAGGTAATCCTTCAATTACTTCATCTATCATATTTCCTCCTAGATTTTTTTAGGAATCTCGTTAAACTCTAATTGAAGTGATATTTTCCATTCAAGAGTATTTTTCTTTCTAAATTTTAATTCAAAGTCTGTGTATTTAAAGCCTTTCCCACACATCCATTCAGATAAAAATGCTCCTGGTGAAAGTAAAGCACCAAGCCCTGAATTATTTATATAGTCTTTTAATAAATTATTTATTTTTAGTTCATCAGGACTTTTAATAATCAAGTTATATTCTATTTCTACTTCTTGTGGTCTATCAAATCTGATTAACTCTTCATGATTAATTACAGAAGTTGGAACTTTTACTTCAATAGATCCTTTTGTATCTGGTGTATGTATATGTTTATAAATTGTTTGAGCAATTTCTTCTTTAATTCCTCCATCTACAACTATCCAAATAGATTTTGCTGGAACTCCATATTTATCAGTAACTAATGTATTATTTCTAATTCCATTTGCACTTTTTACACCTTGTAGCTTTCTTATTGCATTTAAGACAGGTTGTAAATTCCAATCTCCTGCCCCATTTACTGCTAAATATCTTTTTAAATATTCATAGTCAGTTTCTGCATCTAATCCACCTTCTGCTGCTTCTAAGTTTTGTACATCTATAATGTAAGCTGGAGCTTTCAAAACCTTTTCAATTTTATTTTTTTGAATATTAGAATTCTGTCCCTCGAACACACTTTGAAAGGTTATTAATTTAGTTTTTGAAGAATCTATTTCAAAGGCTTCAATATTTTCAAACTTCGCTCCATTTTCTGATTGAATTAATATTTCCCTTTCAGAAACATCAACAAATTGAGTTGCTGTAATTCTACATCTTAAGAAAGATTTTGCTCCTAGTCTTCTAGGAAAAAAATATAATAAATTATCTAGTTCAGTTCCCTGTGCTGTGTAAATATTAAGTCCTCTTGCAACAGAAATTATTTTATCTTCTAAGTAAGTGCATAAATAAATGAAAGGAGCTATTAGTTTGTAGTAATCTCCTGTATCAGAAACATTAAAGTCTGAACCAAAATTTTCTTTTTTCTGTGCTTCTTGTTGTGCCATTTCCATAAGTCCATTAAAACCTTTAGTTTCTAGCTTTTCCACTTATTATTACCTCCTTTTCTAATTTACTATATTCTTTATGAGTTATTTTTAAAATTGCTTTAAGTGTTCTTTCTTTCTCTGAAATAATTTCATATTCTATTGATTCAATCTCATCTTTATACCATTCTTTTAATTTTGAAGTTATGTGTTCTAGCTTATAAATTGATATTTTTTGTTCATCTATCATCTTTATATCTAAACCTAAACTTTCATTATAAAAACATTCAATATCATAGATTTTTAAAGAATTTACTACTCTTTGCCAAAATTCATCAATTTCAGTAACATATCCAAAAATAATCTCTCCTTCCTTCATTTTAAGAGCCTTCATTATACAACTCCTCCTGATATTTGATTTCCTGAGCTAACTCCATCATGTCTATGTTTTTTCAAACTCTTGTCCCCTGCTTGGACATCTTCCGTAGCAGATATTGATCCAGTCGTTTGTATATTCCCAGTTTGAGTAGTATTTCCTTTTTGGTTCGTATTCCCAGTTATATTCACATCTCCTTTTTGAGTTGAATCGCCTGTTAGATCAACATTTCCTTTTTCTAAACGATTTCCAATTATTCTTATATCTTCAGGAAATTGTAAATTTTCTGTCATATTAGGAATGGTAAAAGGTAATATAAATCCGTTGTTTAGATTATTTCTTCTATTAGAATCCATATTTTCTAAAGAACCTTGACTAATGTAAGAAGAAATATCATAAGTTAGTATAAAATAAGGCATTATATCTCCTTCTTTTATACTCCAATCTATATGGTCTTTTGAATTACCAAAGAGAGCTACTGGGGCATTTCTTAAAACTGGTAAAGCAACTCCATTTGGTGAAAATAAAGGAATTGCATCTACAAATCTCCCTTCTCTAATTTTTTGAATTTTTACTAAGATTATTTTTATTTCCTCCATCATTTACAATCTTTACTCCTAATTTCATATTCCAGTCATCACTTAAACTTAAATCAACCTCTTCTATTTGAACAAAACTTTCTAACTTATCACTTGAAACATAAAGTATATCTCCCTTTTTTAAATAGTGTATTGGAAAACATTCTATTGAATAGTCATATTTATTTCCTTCTTTTATAGTTTTTTTCTTTTTTTCTTTTCCCCATTTTTCTTCTTTTTTATTGTCAGATTTTTTATTAATTTTACTTTCTTTCTCTTGTTTTTCTACTTCTTCAGGATTATGAATTAACCCTGATTCAAAACTTAAATAAATAGAATAATTCTTTTGTTTATCTGTATAAATATATAAATCATCACCTTTTAGAGTCATCTTGCTATTTGAATCTTCCACAAGTTCTTTTAACTCATTAAAGCCTTGATTATAACATGTATATCCATTTGTATAAGTTTTATCACTTTGTAATTCCATACTTATTAAATTGAGTCCCATATTTTTAACAATTTCTTTTATAGCATCAGATATTTTTACATTTCCATCTATACTTACAGATACTAATTTACTGCTTTTTTTAGTCCTTTCAGAACATGTCAACTCTTGTATGAAAGAAGCATCTTCTCTCATAGTTTTCTTTTTTATTACTTCATACTTTGAGTAATAACCTATATCAGTGTCATAACCAAACCACAATTCTATCTCTGAGCCAACAATTATTTCTTGGCTTAAATTATATATTTTTATAGTAGCTGTCCCTACTTTCCCTTCTTCTCCACTCTTTGCTTCAACAGTAAATTTGAGCCCATTGTTATTATGATCATTTAGCTTAATACCATTTATAACTAAAAAACTATTTCTTGGAAAAAGAGGTCTATTTGCAATAAAGGTTTGCATAATTAATCCTCCACTATAAGTTCTACTTCATTTATATTATCAAAAGTAATCTTTTTAATTGTTCTATCAATTGTGTTTGGAATTATATATACTTCTGGAAAATTATGATTAAAATTAGCTTTTTCATCTACAACCTTGTTAAACCATAATGGAATCCCAAACATAATTGGTTCGTTAGCATATATTAATCCTCCATCTATATCATATAAATTTATATAAACTCTTCTGTCATAACTATTAAAAATAAATTCAAATTGGTATGTCTTATCTTTAATTGTTATATCTGTTGAATAAGGAATAGAATCTTTCAAAATTGTTATTTTCATTCTTTACCTCTTTTAGGAACTTGGTAATTTAATACTTTCACTCTGTAAATCTCCTTCCCAACTATTAGTTCCTTTATTTATTTTAGAAACATTTGGTTTAGAAATATTTCCTTTTTTAGCTTTGGTCTTTATTTTAGCTTTTTTAGAAACAACTGGCTTAGCTTCCTTACTTGGCGATGGTATCATTTGTATATTAGCAATTTGAACTTGTACAAAAGAGATTGTAAACTCAATATAATATAATGATTCAATGGTAACTTCTATTCCAGTTATTGCAAGATTTTTATAAAGCTTTATCATATATAGATCTACAAGTTCTCTCTTATCTCTCATTTGTAAAATTTTTTCAAAAATTTCTTTATGATTATCTCCAGCAAGTAGTACTTTAAAAGAAAGAGTTAAGGGGTTTTGTGAAATATTATCAGAAATTTGTGTTCCGTCATCTATTGGGATAACTGGGACATCATTCTGATAACTTTCATTAACATCTGATATTAATTCAAGATTTATATCCCCTAAGATTATAGGAGGAACTTTTTTTAATAAATTTCCTGTTTTTCTATTAATTGAATTAATAGTATTTAAAAAATTGTTTGCTTTTCCCATTAAATTTTTTATAGAAAACATTAAATATTCCCCCTAGCTATTTCTCCTTGTAACTCTATTTCTTCAAATTTTTCAACTATCATTTCCGCTATTCTGTTATAATCAACTTCATTTTTTAAAGCTTCTTTTATATGAAAATTAATAGTTAAATTAATAGCTTTCCCATTATTTTTATAGTTACTTGTTGATTTTGAATTTGTTATAACTAAATTATTATTTTCATTTCCTGTTTTATTTTCTATAACATTTTCATTATTATCTATTACAAAATTTGGATCAAATGTTGCTTCTATTTTTTCTTTGACACCTTTGAAAAAACTTTTTTTTCTATAGCTAGAATTTTCTTCTTTTGTAAGAACTCTTTCACCCTCATGAAGTTCTGCAATATACCCATCTCTTGGAACATAACTTAGCCCTGACCTATGACTTCCATCTATATTAGTTTTTTCTCCTTCTTTTTCTTCTTTAAAGAAAACTCTAATTCCTGGTAAAGATTTTATTTTACTTCCAAGATCTGAGAAAAAACCTTTAATCTTTTCCCATATTTGATTTACATAATCTAGGATAAAGTCAAATGCTGTTGAGGCAGTAGACTTTATTGTGTCCCACACGCCTTTTAGCATTTCTACAAGTTTTAAAAATATATCTATTGTTTTATCTTTTAAACTTACAAAGAAATTGACGATGTCCAATATCTTTGAATATAGATAAATTCCTAATTCTGAAAACTTAGCTTTTATTAAATCCCAGTTTTCTATTATTAGTCTTCCGATTGTGATAATTAGCCCTATTGGACTAAGCCATGTAAATATCTTTTTACCAATATCCCATAATGCTTTACCAAATGCTTTTATTTTAGCCCATAATGAAGCTAACTTAGCTTTTATTAAATCCCAATTTTTCACTAATAATTGCCCTAGTTTTATTATTAATCCAATTCCTGAGAAAAATAAGAATATTTTAACAAAACCTTTTATCTTATCCCAAAGTGAAATTAATTTTTCTTTTATTAAATCCCAGTTTCTATATAGTAAAACGCCAATAGCTATTACTGCTCCTATCCCTAACATAACGGGATTAAAAGAAAGAGCTGCTAATGCTGTTTGTAATGCTCCAATCAAAACAACTACTTTATTTATAATAAATAATCCAGCAAGTGCTGAAATCAATGGAATTAATAGTTCTTTCCAGTCTACTATAAATTTAATTATTTTTTCTCCCCAAGAAATTAATTCTTGAAAAACACTTGCTAAATTTTCTGCCCATTTTGTGAACGTTCCATCTTCTTGTAGTTTTACTAAAAGTTCAGAAAAAGGTATTATTACTTTATCTTTTAATATTTGGAAAGGTGAGTTCTCAACAATATCTCCAAATTCATTAACTCCTGCTAAAGTTGCAAGTCCAGACTTAAAAGCACCACTAATTGTAGATAGTCCTCCTTTGAAAGTTTTAGCTTGTTTTTCCATTGCTCCACCAAATCTTGAGTTCATCATTTCAAATAGGGTCTTATTAAATAATTCCATATCTTTAATTTGCCCTTTATTGTTGAAAATCTCTATGCCTTGACTTTTCCCAAAGTCATCTATCATATTTTTAGTTATTCCAAATTCTTTTAATCTTTCAAGTTCTCCAGTCCGAGCATCTGCAACAGCTTCTATAGCCTGGTCAAAGCTTTTTCCCATACCACTTGCCATATCTCCTATCATTTCAAGATAAGTCCTATTTGTAGTTTTAAGTATTCTGTCTCCTTCTATCCCATAAGACTGGAGCTTAGTCATCCCTTCTACAACTTCTTGACTTTCAAAAGGAGTTTTATTTGCAAATCTATTTGCCCAGGCTAATTTTTTCCTTGCCTTATCAGGATCTTTTAATACAGTTTCCAATGTATTCCTAAACTGTTCCATACTACTTGCTCCATCTATTGAAGCTTTTATAGTAATTCCTGCTGCAATCATTCCTAATAATTTTTTAAAGACTCCCATTAAACCATTGGCTTTTTGTTTACTTCGTTCAAATTGTTGTACAGCATAATTTCCAAATCTTTTAAAGCCTCTTCGAACATTATTCAAACCATTATTGATTCTTGAAAAAGCTCCACTCATAGAAGAAGTTATTTTATTCTTTATTTGACTAAAGATAGAGCCTATTTTATTTCTAAAATTACTAAGTTTTGATTGAAATGTACTTAGTTTATTTTTTAATGTACTTAGTTGTACATCTATTTTTTTCATACTTTCTAAGCCATTCCCTATAACTTTAAAACTTAGTGCTAACTGCTCTAACATCTAACTTCTCCTCCTTATTTATTTTTTCTTTCAGCATAATTATTCCAAGCTATTTCTAAAAGCATCCTTTCCTCTATACATAATTCTTCTAAAGATTTTTTGAAATAATTAACTTTACTTTCAAAAGCTATGTCAAATAATTTCTGTTTACTCTGCCTTTGTTTCTCTAAAGCTTTCAATGTATAGAAAGGGAGTTTGTTGAAAGTCTACAATTAATGTAGATATATTTGTCATTGCTTCCATATCTAAATTAAAATACTCTTTATCACGTGCTTCAATAGGAAATGCTATGAAATTTAATAGAATTTTTTCAGCTCTTTCTATATCACTTTTTAAATCTAGAAATTTTAGAAATGAAGCTGTAGAAATTCTTTCAACTCTGAAAGGAATAGAAGTAGTTTCAAAATTTTTCCCTGTCATCACTATATCAAACTCAAGTGCTCCTAATCCTTCTGGTTTAAATACCACATTTGATACTTTTTTGTCTTCCAAAGATTTTAAAAAATCTTTTTTCTTATCTGTATTTTGCATTAAATCATCACCTCTGTTACTCCTGTGCAAACTAATGTAAATTCTCTTTCATCTGATTCACCATCACCAACAAGTTCACCTTTATTAACTGCCATTTCTTCTATTGAAACTCCTCTACTATACTTTTCAACAGAAGAATCTCTGAAATACCCTGTTCCTTTTATTACTGCATCTGAAGCAGTCAATAAAACTTTTTCATCCTCAGTCCCAACAGGAACTGTAACTGTTATATCTAAGTTTGGATCAGGTGAATATAGAATTCTTCTTTTCCCAGTAAGAGATTTTTCAGATTTTTTATATCTGTCTTCTGGTGCTGCAATTGTTATTTTTCTAATATCTTTTAATGTGTATCCATTAAATATTAGTATTTTTTTACTTAAATCTACTAAATTAGCCATTATTTACCACCTATATCCTTAAATGTTTTTTGTAAAGTTAAGTCTACAAAATATCCCCATTCTGCCAATCTAAATAAAACTCTTGGTCTAACAAGTCTTTGTTCTCTTTCAGTATTTGTTTGAGTTACTGGATAAACTATATATTCATATTTTTCATCTTTTATAGCTATTAGATCTTGCTCTCCCATCTCTTTCATAACTTTATGAAGAGTCTCTTCTATAAGTGCATAACCTCTATCATCTTGTTTAAAACCTTTTTTTATTAAGACTTTTTCAAGGTTTTCATTCATATTTACAATTATGCAATCTAGTGCACTTGTTTCATCAAGATAAGTTCCATCAAGTGCTTTTCCTCCATTTGCAACTATGTAATTTTCAGAGGTTCTTTTTTCAGGAAAAGTTATATTATTTTTAGTTAGCTCCACTTTTTTAGAAAGTTCTGTATCAGCTGTAACACCAGCTAATTCAATTAATGAAACTCTATAACCTGCTCCTTTTGTTATTACAACCCCTGCATAAGAAGCGGCTTTATACTCTCTATTTTCTTCAATATCCATTTTAGGAGACCAAAAAGCTATAATTCTATCACTTTTCATTGCATCTTCTATTGGATAAGCTTTTACCTCTGTTATGTAAATTCTTCTGTTTTCAGTTAAAAAAGATCTAATCTTTTTAATAGTATCTGCACTATCAAAAGTTGTCAGAAAAGCATACCATTCTTTATCTAAATTCTCATTTAAAACTTCCTTTAACTTTTCACCAGCTTTTGCTTTTTCTGCAATTTCTACTCCAACTATTGCAAAAAAATCTGGTTTAAGAATATTCCCATCACCATCTTTCTGTCCTAAAAATGCTTCTACAAGTTTATAAACTTTTGAATTATTCCCAAAGTCTGTCGCTACATCTTTGGAATTGTTGTAATATTTAAAATCAGCATTCTTATCATCAGTTACTATTAGCACTTTATTTAAAGATGCTACTGTTAAGGCTACTTCTTTTTCCACAATAACTTTTATAGGCTCTCTATATATGTTACTCATTTACTTCCTCCTTTTTTGTTCATTAGCAATTAGTTCAATTTCATTTACAATTGTAACTTCCCTTTCTTTTGTTGATTTTATGTATTCAAATACTATGTCAAAACTACTTCTATACTCATATTTAGAATTTATAATTTCATTTAGATTCTTTATTTCAGAATGTTTTACAATTCCAACTCCAATTCTATTCCAATCATATCTTAATTTAAAAAGAATAGTCTCTCTTAAATTAGTAGCTTTTTCAATTGTTTCATCTTGACTATTACAATAAATATCAAATTGTACTCTTCCTAACATTCTGTATTGTGTAGTTTCAAGATACATATTCTCTTTTTCTACATATTTACTTTCATGTTCTCCAAAAAAATCTTTACTATTTAAGCTAATAATAGAATATGTTGAGTAAGGCTTTTCAGGTGGTTTATGCTCTGAATAAGCTGGAATTATTTGAAAATCTCCTATTTTATTTAAGAGATCAATAATCCTATTAATCATCTTTTGTACTCCTTCTTAAAAGATATATTTTTATATCTGCCAAATACTCAAAATCAGTTGATTCAACTATTTTAAATTCTTCATTATTTATTAGAACTATATCTTCATTTTTTAATAGTTCCTTTGTAAATAACTCTCTATCTTCTAATGTAATAGAACCTTGTGGATAATATTTTAGAGAATCCGTGGATACTGGCATATACACACCTTTTATTGTTTTTTCTACTGTACTTTCTATATATTTTCCTTTTTCCCACTTTCCATTTTTTGAAATAACCTTTATATTTCTTTTATGTTTATTTAACAAAATAACATTATCCATCCCTACACATCCTTGAACTCACTTAAATAGATATTTGAACCATTCTTATCAACTATTTGATACCTGATAGATTTTATTAAAAATCTGTTGTCAAGAAGTGGTTTTGTATTATTAATTTGACCATCTTTAGTTTTTATTCTTAGAGTACTTTTTGCATTTGCTACAGCCCATTGCCCTGCTGTTGCAATACTTACTATAACCTTTCCTCTTATATCCTCACCAATTCTCA